CGTCACACCCACATAGCTGCCAGCATCGGCCACCACGGTATCGCGCAGGTGAGCGCTATTGAGCTGCCGCGCAAACTGACGGCTGGCCGGGGAGCCTGTGAAGTCGTAACGCAAGGCGTCCGACAGCTCCACCGTCACCACCACGGCCTGATAGTCCCGGTCCGTGTCATAGGTGAAGGTGCGCTCCACGCTTGTCACACGAATGGCGCGGACATACTGCATTTGCTCATTGACCAAGCCTTCATTGCCCACCAGCACCAAGGTCTTGCCCACGGCGGGCAGCTCGGTACCAGGGCGCTGGAAGATCTGGATGACGCGCTGACCCTGGATATGGTCTTCATAGAGGTAGCCCGCCCACTCGGCCCCCTTGTTGAGGTAGGCCTCCAGCCTGGCCTGCGCCTGGGCGCGGGTGTCATAGACGCCGCCCGTGGCAAACAGGGTGATGGACACATTCGGATCTTCGGGCGGCTTGGCCACGATGACATTGCTGCCCTGATAGGTGTCGCGGTCTTCGGTGTCCACGGTCACATGCACTTGGCGCATGTTGTCTCGTCCGCCAGCACGATCCATCTGTGAGATGTCCGGCATGATCGCGTTTTCTTGGCCGGACTCGATCACGACGTTGGACGGCCCGCCACCGCCCTCGGGTACATCGTCCATGACTCGGCTGGCTCGCAGCTGGATATCGCCTTGCAGAATGGCCATCGTCACACCTCAATGAATCGGAAAGTCGGCAGATACAGCTGCTCGGGAGACTCCTCACCGTCCTGCAGCTTGAAGACGGGCATGCCTGTAAAGCCGCCCCTGGCGTGGTCGAACATGACCTGGCGGGTCTGGCCACGCAGCACCAGCGTGAGCTGGATGCCGGGCAGCTCGGCCCAGGCCTGCAACGTTGAGCACAGCGCCCGAGTGATCCATGCGGCGGTCTCGGTGCCCATCAGCGTGATGGGGCGACCGGCCTGCTTTAAAGCCACATCCACCAGCAGCGCGCCCGTGGTGCTGTAGCTGGTGGCTTGGTCGACCGGGCTCCAGCTGAACTCGTCCTGCCAGTCCAGGCGCTCGCTGATGTGGGCCGTGGTCCCCTTGTATGTGAGGGTGATGCTCATGCAGCCGTCCCCTTGGCCTGAGCGAGCTTTCGGAGCAGATCCACCTCGGTCTGCGCGCTTTGCTGGCTGGTGTGGCTGGTGGTGCCACGCAAAAAGCCCCAGGGCTCAACGCCATTGATCGTGACGTTGTTGACGTAGGTATTGCCGCCCTGGCCAGGGCCTGGTGAGGGGGCAGGCCCGGGCGCTGGTCCTGGCGCAGGGCTGGGTGGCTGGCCCTTGCCCTGCTCCAGCATGCGCTCTGCTTCGCGCTTGCCGCTGGCGTCGTACTTGTAATGCTCGGCCATCTTGGCCAGCGCAGTCGACAGCGTGCTGTGCTCACCGCCCCAGCGCTTTTGCGCGGCACCGGCCAGATACGGCACATCTCCATTGGCGTCCAGAAACTGCTCGGACAGCTTTGCGGCAACCATCTCGTCCAGGCCGGCCTGCCTGAGGTAGTCGATGATGGTCGTGCGCGTCCAGGCAAACTGCTGCTGCACGGCCCCCCTGGCATCGCTGGTCATGCCGTCCTTGTTGCGAAAGCTCTCCCCTACCCGTTGAACACCATCGGCCAGCCGCTCCAGGGCGCCCGCCTGCCTGAGCAATGAGCTGGTGGCCTCTTCGGTCTTGTCCTTCAGGTTGCCTTGCGCCTGCGCCAGGTCGCGCAGCTTGTTGGCAGTCACTTCGGCAATATCGCCTTCCATGCGCTTGACCTCGGCGGCCTTGATCGCTGCCTCGATCTCCAGCTTCTTCACGCCGTGGTACTCGCCGCTGGCGATCAGCTCCGCCTTTTTGACCTGTAGCCCAGCCATCGCCGCATCGGCCTCGGCGCGCTTGGCCTGGGCCGTCAGCACCAGCAGTTCAATCTCCAGGCGCTTGATTTCATTGGCGGCTGCGGCAGCCGTGCGCTCATCGCCCCTTGCCTTGGCCACTTCATAAATGGCGCGCTGCTGCTCCAGGGCCAGGCGCACTGCAGCCCCCTGCACATCCAGGTCGGCCAGCTGCAGATTGCGCCTGGCCTCAATGGCTTTTTGCTGGTCCTGCAGCGCATCGCGGTACAGCAGCACTGCCTTGCCCGCGTCCAGCTCGGCCTTGGTCAACTCCTCGGTGCTTGCCTTGCCAGCGGCCTTGGCTGCACGCACTTGCTCCAGCTTTGCCTTAGCCTGCTCGTAGGCAGCGCCCAGCTCACCCACACGCGCGCTGTTGTCCTTGTGGGCCTCTGCTTCGGCCTCGGCCGCCACGGCAGACGCCTTGGCAGCGCGGGCCTGCGACATGGCGGCCCCGGCATCGGCCTCCCGTAGCGCAATCTGGTGATTCAGGTCATCCAGCTGCTTTTGCTTGTCGGGGTTGCTGCGCACCAGCTCCGCACCCACAGCCATCAGTGCATCGCGTTCGGCCTTGAGCACATTGACTTCCACCTGGCGCTGCGTGGCAAGGTTGGCGAGCTGCTCGGCCTGGGTGGCCGCTGCCCTTGCCTGGGCCGCGCGCTGCTCGGCTTCAGTGCCAAGCGCCTGCGCCACCGTCACGGTGGCGGCAGCTTCGGCATTCTTGAGTGAGGCGACCTTGTCGACCTCTGCCGCCTGGTCTTCAAGCGCTTTGTTAACCAGCGCATAGGCGGTGCGCAGGTTTTCCCATTGCACGGTCGCGTTCTGCGCAGCCGCCCCTGCGGCAGCCACCTTCTGCCCGGTCTCCTGTTGCTTGGCACCAGCGCGGTCGGCTGCGGCAAACAGCGCAGCGTATTCTTCGTCGATCTCCTGAAGCTTTTGGCGCAACCGCTCCTGCGCGGCTTCCATGGTGTCGTCGGTGAAACCCGCCTTGATCATCTCCCAGGCGCTCTGAGCCCTGGCGGCAGCCTTGGTCAACCCTGCCGCCAGCGCGATGCCGGCCCGCTCGACCACCTCGAACTCGCTGCGCAGGAAAGTGCCAATCTCCCAGCCGATCCAAGCTGCAGCAGCCAACTTGCCTGCCACTGCAAGCCCAGCGGCCATCTTGTTGCCGGCTGCCGTGGTTGCCGCCATCAGGCCTGCGGTCTCGGCAGCCGCAAGTGAGAGCTGCGCGGTATAAGCCTTGAGCGCTTTGAGCGCCTTCACACCCCACACAGCCACCATCACCTCGCCGGCGATCACCGCAGCAGACACCACGCTGTCCAGGTTATCCGACAGCGTATCGAGCAAGGCCACCATCTTCTGCGTGGTCTGCGTGGCGCGATTCGCTTCACCGATATAGGCGCTCCAGGTGTTTTGCAGGCGCGTCAAGGCGTCGCTCACGGTGGTCACCATGCCTGCGGTGGCGGCCTTGTTGGCATCCACCGTCTGGCGCAGGCCTTCGTTCAGATCGCTGACCGCCAATTGCCCCGTCACCCCTAGCCGTCGCACCTCCTCTGCCGTCCTGCCGGTCGCCGTGGCGATGGCATTCACAATCGTCGGCGTGGCCGCCATGATCGACTGCCAGGACGTCACCTCCACCTTCCCCGACTGTATGGACTTGGTGTACGCGTCAATCGCGTTGCGGCCCTTCTCTGCGCTGGCGGCATTGGTCGCCAGCAGATAGCTGAAGCTGTCCGTGATGTCCAGCACCTGCTGCGTGGCATAGCCCATGGAGCGCAGGGCGTCCGATGTCTGTATATAGAGCTCCTGCTGCTCGGCCAGCTGGCGGTAGGTGATGTTTGCCGACTCCAGCAGGCGCTTTTGCACCAGCTCGTATTCCTCGGTGCTACCCGTCGCCATGCGGATGCGCTCGGCCATCTGGCCGTAGGCATCGGCCACCGCCACGGCATCCTTGGCATAGCTTATGAGCTTGCCCGCTGCAAAAAGACCCGCGACGGCCTTCGCAACCCCTGTAAGCGTGCTGTTCAGCGCATTGGAGCGTTTGGCCAGATCGTCCGTCTGCGTGCCAAACTCACGCAATCGACTGGCGGCAGCGCTCACCTCGGCAGCCACCTCCCCCTCCAGGGTCTTGGCAACCTTCTCCAGGTCATCCGCCAGTCCCACGATGGACTCACGCCCCGTGACCCCGGTGTCGATCTGCAGGCTGATTTGCTTGTCTGTCATGGATTCCTCGGGCGGCTGACGGCTCTCATCGCCTTCATGGCATGCGGCGCCTGCCTGGCGGGCATGGGCCGTTCGCGCGGGCAGCAGGTATTTCTTGGCCCCGGACGGTGGCGCTGCTTGAAAGCGGCTTTCAGGCCTCACTGTCGACTCTTGCGCGCCAACAAAAAAGGCCAGCGAGTGCTGGCCTTGGGCGTTGAAAGGGTCTGGTGCGGCGTCAGGTCTTGCGCACGCGGTAGTACTTGCTGATGCCGTTGCCCACCTTGGTGGAGTCCATCAGGACAGATCCGGTCACCTTCAGATTGATGAACCCGCTCTCCTGCAGCAGCGCGATCGATGATGCCACGCCCTGGCTTGCGCGCCAAATCTCCACGATGGCCAGCTTGCCGTCATCGGCCTCGTTCAGCCCCTCCAGAATGATCTCCAGCTCCTTGGGCTTGGTGGTCAGCGCCTCAATCACGGCATAGCCCGCGTGCGAGTAGGCCACCTTGACCTCCTCACCATCTGCCAGCCCCGTCGCGTCCTGGAACACAAAGATGCCAGCCGGTCGCACCTCATAGTTGCCTGCCGCAGGCACCACGGCGCCCGTGGTTGGGTACTTGTAGTTCACCCAGATGCCCTTGCCGTCCGTCACGCCGGGCGCAGCGGGATCGAGCTGGATACCTGCCGCCGTGACCGTGTAATTGCCCGCCATGGACAGGGCGGTGGCCGTGGCCACGCTGTCACCGATGCGCACCGTCACCTCCGTGGCACCCGCATGGGCCAGCGCCACCAGATCGCCCTTCTTCACATCCAGGTGCTCTTCATCGGTCACCGTGGCCGTGCCTTGCGCCGTGCCCTTGGTCAGCACCACATTGCCGGGCTGCAGATGCCTGGTGCGCAGCAAGCCGCCTCGCGTCACCTTCAGGGTCTCATTGCTGCTCTGGCCCTGCGCCACCCCGCTGAGCGTGCCCTGAGTGGCCCGAGCCAGGTTGACCGGGTTGATGTCGGCCAGCGTCAGGGCCAGCTCCACCTCCGTCACGCGGCGGATCTCCGAGTGCGTGCCGCCGCCCAGCGTGGTCATATTGGGCTGCTTCTTCACATCCTCCTTGTGCGACAGCTCGGCGGCCAGCACGTTGCCGATCGGCAGCGGCGCACTGCTGCTGCCGTACTCACGAACATAGATCTCGCCGACCAGTGCAGCCGGAGCAAAAACGCGCTTGATGATGTCGTCGGACATGGCTCATTCCTTTGTGTTGACAGGTGGTGGGGCAGATCGGGCGGTGGATTGAACGGGGGCAGCCACGCCCATGGCCTCCAGCCATCGGGCCGTATCGGGGTGCACCGATATCGCTGTGCCAGGCGCAAGCACAGCCCCGAGGTGTTCGTGCTCTGCCTCTAGGGTCATGCGGACCATTGCGGCCCGGGCAGGTGCAGCCTTGCGGCGGGTCGCTGGCTTCATCGCTTCCTCCATTCAACCCAGCTGCGCGTGCTCAGCTCCAGCATGGCGCTATGGCACAGCACCCCGGCAAACATCACCGGGCCGGCACTGGCCACCTGCACGCCGCGCTCTTCCTGAACAGAGCCGCCCAGCAAGCCGGGCAGTCCCAGCGCGGTGTCCACGCGCACGGCGCTGCGGATGCGCTCGACCAGCTCGTCAAAGACCAGCTCGCTCTCCACGGCATCTTTAAAAGCCATGTAGCCACGGATCAGCCAGCGGTGCTCATTGAGAATGCGCCCATTGGCATTGAGCTCGGCGCTTGCCGTGCGGCGCACATACCAGCCCCGGATATGCGGCTCCAGGCCAAAGCCGTCCACCGCCTGTGCCGGGCTGTACAGATAGAGCTTGCGAAACTCGGCCTCGCTGCTGGCAAAGCGCTCGCGCGAATGAACCAGGCCCACGGCAGGCACTGCGGCCAGAGCGGCCAGCAAGGCACTGCGGGCGGCAGATAAGGTGACGGCAGTCATGCCTTGCCTCCTGTGATGAAGTTGAGGATCTGATCGGCAGCGCCCTCGAACATGGCGATGACCTGGCCGCGTGTGGTCAGAGCCGTGCGCTCCATGGGCCGCTGGGGGGCCGTGCCCTCGCGGGCGATCTTTCTCGCCACCAGGAAGGCCACCCGTTTGACTTCCTTGGGTTCACGAATGCCCAGCACGGCCTTCACCCAGGGCTCGATCGCTGCAATAGGCGGCATATGGGGTCGGGTACCCAGCTCGACAAACAAGGCCGAGGGCTGGCTGCTGCCCACAATGCCCAGCACTCCGGCAGGCGTGCTGGCCACATCGTTGGTGATGCTGCGGGCCGTGATGCCACTGACACGCGGCATGGCCTCCTGCCACTCGCGCTGCACCAGCAGCGTGGCCTCATGCATGGTGGCCTCCAGCACCTGGCGGCTGTACTCGGGCGCTTCACGCAGGCCGCGCTCGATGGCGCTCAGGTCGGCCAGGCTGACATCGAGTCTCATAGCCCACCTCTGTTCACCAGGCGGTGGCGCGGATTGCGGCGCGGCCAGCTCACCACCGCCGACACCGCAGTGCCTGCAACCGCCTCCTGCAGCGCCGGGTCCAGCTGGCCGATACCCGCAAAATAGGCCGCGCGGTAATCCTTGGCGCGATAGGCATAGTTGCGCGAGCGGCTCTCCGTGCGCGACATGTCCGAGCCCAGGGCACTCTCACGGTCGCCCGCAAAGCGCGTGGCCAGTTGCTGGCACAGCAGGTGCGCCGCAAAGGACGCCACGGCCAGGCGGTGGCGCTGGGCAATGCTGTCGGCGGCGTCATCCAGCACATGGGGAACCTGGTAGCTCACCCTCGCCAGGGCACCGCCAGGCAAGGCCTTGGCGCTCTGCAAACCCCAGCCCGTTGCCGTGCGGTAAGCGTCCGCCAACACCAAAGAGGCCGGGCGCCGCCCCAGCGGAAACTCCAGGCCCTGCAGCACCGCGCCGTCCGTCCAGCCTGCGGGCACCGGGCCAAAGACGCCAGTCGCTGGCCAGACCACCTCCTCCAGCTCCAGGCGCGGCATGTCCTCGCTGTAGCGCATGCGGGCCTGCTCGATGGCCCGGTCGCGCACTTCAGCTGTGACCACATCGTCCTGGTCCGAGACCATGTCCTTGACCAGCTCCTGAAAATCTTCAAGCGCCACGGCAACTCCTCGTCTGCTCAGCCAGCCCCCTCAGACCACCACGGCCTTGGTGAAGGCGCGGTAATCGCAGACCGCGCCGCCATAGATGTGGCGCAGCTTGTAGGTCAGCTTGTCGGCGGCAAACATCGAGCCCACGGTGGGCGAGTCCTGCACAAACAGCTCGGGCTCCTGCTTGCCGTCCAGAAAGCCGATTTCGATGCCGGGAATGTCGGCGGGGTCGGCTGCCGTGTACCAGTCCTTGGGGTCCGTCCAGTACCAGACCGGGATGATGTTCATGGTCAGCGTCTGGATGAAGGTCTTCTCGTTATTGGTGTACAGCTTGAACAGGTCCACCGCCGTTTCCTGCAGCTCCACGGGCACGATCAGGCGTGTGGGCGTGATACCGATGCGGTCGTTGCTGCTCAGCTCGGTCTGCTTGAGCATGGCCAGGCGGTGCGCAGATAGCTCGGGCTTGTCCAGCGCCTTGGTGAAGAGGTTCTGGTGATCGGCATGGAACAGCGCCTTGCTGTCATAGATCACGGCGTTGCTGCGCAGAAAGTCGAACACGAACTTGGCCAGCGTGCGCTTGGCCGCGCGCGACAGCTTGGTCGGGATGCGGCGGATCACGCCCACATCGTCGTTCTTGATCATCTCCAGCGTCACATCCTCCGTGCCGCCGCGTTTTTCCACGTCGTAGGTGGCTTCCTCGTCCGTGGGGCTGGTCAGCGGCAGATAGTCCGCGCCCTCCGCCACCTTGGGCAGGTCGCCATAACCGCCCCAGCGCGTGCGGTGCTGCATGCGGAAGTCGCTGACCGGCACCACATTGACCAGTTGCCGCCAGCCGTCAAAGTCCACTGCCGCGCGGTACTCGGCCAGCAGGCGGCGGGTCACGCTGTCGCCCAGAACCTCGCTCAAGGTCGAGCTCCCCATGGACTCCACCAGCCGGGACTGGTCGCACTCGCGCAGGCGCCCCGTAACCAGGCGGTCGCCCGTCATCTCGATATAGCACTCCTTGAAGGACTGCACGCGGCCATGATCCTTGTGGCTCGGGTCCCAGAAGGCATCCAGCATCTCGCGCATCGTCAGGCTGCGGTCGCCCACCTCGATGGAGCCGGCCCCGAACGCAGGCACGCGCACCGTGCCCGACTCCGTCATGCGGGCGATGTAGTCGCCCTCGGCCTTGATCAGCTCGCCCACGGCAGCCTCGCTCAGGCGCTCAGCGCCAGCCGTGGCCACCTGGGCCAGCAAGCGTTCCCTGGCCGCCTGGGGCAGCGTGGCGGCCTGGATGCGCTCGCGCGCCGCACTGCGCAGCTCAAGCGCCTGCAGGTCGGCGCGCGTCACCGGCAGCTCGCCATCCTTTGCCTCGGTCACGCGCTGCGTGCCGGGCTCGGGCACGGACGCGGGCACCAATGGACCGCAGACCGCCTCATGCAGATTGACCACCTCGTCATCGGTGATGGTCTCCGGATTGATGGCGGCATGCTTCGCCGGGTCTTTGGCCTTGATGGCCTCCAGCATGCGTTGCTTCCACAAAGGCATGGTCGGGCTTCCTTCTTGAGAGTCAGGGGGAGAGAGGCTTGGGTCGGCGGCGGCTTCGGTCAGGCGGTCCAGGCCGCCGCCCGCGCCGGGCTCGACAATCAGGTCCACCGAATGCACCTTGGTAAAGGTCACGGCTTCGCGCAGGGTCTCGCCGCCGCTGCGGCGTTGGCGGGTGCGGGCGTCGGCGTCGATCGACAGGCCCAGCAGCCCCTGCATGCCCCGCTTGACCGAGCCCACCATCTTGGTCACCGTCGCGTCGCTGGGGTCTATGGCTTTAAAGGTGCCGACCAGGCTGCCCGTGTCGGGCCCCCCGCCCTCCACAAAGCGCACGCTGTAGATGCCGCCAATCAGATTGCGCACATCCTTGCCCTTGCCTGCGCTGTGATCGGCGTCTGACTTGGCAAACACACGCACGCCCTCAAACAGAGGGGCCGCTTCGCGCAAGGCCTGGTCGGGGTAATAGTTGCGGTTGCCGCTGCGTCCCGCCCGGATCAACGTGACCTCGATCGTGCCGTCCTGGGCTTCCTGAAAGGCGACGACCTCCTCGGGCTCACCATTCGGAGCAGCAGGTGCTGCGGCGAGCGTATCGGTGGCGGGCGTATCGGTAGTGACCGCCTCGGTCAGGCGATCAATGCGCGTGCTGTGGGACATAAGCCTTTGCATGGCTTATTTGCCAGTCAGCTTCTGGCCGTCCACGGTGGCCACGACGATATGGCTGCCGTAGTCCCTGAAGGCCAGCACTTCGTCGGCAGCAACCGCCACGCGCTTTTCACGCAGCTTGTCCTTTCCCTCAACGGCTTCAAAGACGATGCGCTGCACGCGCTTGGCGGCATCGGCTGCCGTCAGCGGGGTTTGTTGTGTCTCGGATTCGGACATGGGCCACTCCATCGAAGATAAGCCGCAGGGCGCGGCATTGCGATGGAGTGACTGTGCCTAGCGGGGCACCATTAAATAAGGCCTGCAGATGCAGGCCTGAGAGCTACTTACCTAAATTCAGTCCGTCTTCGCGCCAAGATCGAAAGCCAGCATAGCGACAGTAACGTGTCGATCCTTGTCTTCAGGAAGTGAAAAGGTATAGCTGTCACTCGTTTCGTCAAGACGAACAGGACCCCGGACATAGTTAGGATGTGTTTTCGCGAGTTCACGCATTTTCCCCACCACCGATGAGAAGCCCTTATTCCGATTAAATACCACGATAGCTGTCTTTGTGTCTCTCCAAGAAAGATAGCTCAGAAGCTGATCGATAGTTTGGAGAAAGTGCTTATCTCCTCCCCATATCTTGAACTCAGCAACAAAAATATTCCCGGTTTGATGCCGAATAAGAATGTCAGTTTTACCATTGACATTGAATGCCTCGCCTGTGGCATTTCCAAAGTGGGCATTTAACGGGACTAAGAACATATCTCGAAGTGACTCCTCATCCAAGCCTCGAGTACGTGAAGAACTCTGTTCGATACTTCGGCCAGCTCCGCGAATCAGCGCCAAGATATTGTCATAGGTTTGCTGATCCAAGATTGGATCAGGAGGCTCTGCCTTTTTCATGGGAGGCAACTGCGGCTGGATCTTCTGCTTGATGCTAGGAGCGACAAAGGTCCTTGCATCCCCTGGCTTTTCCTTGATCTTGATTCCAAGCCCCGCCAACGCTGCGGCAGAATTTTTTTGCTGCAAAAGCCTTTCCCGACGAGAGGTCACTTTTTCTCTAACTTCTCGTTCTAATCTGATTTCGAAACTCGACCACATCGAGCGATGCCACCCGAGGTATTCATCGATGGAGTCGAGAAGGCTGTCGACTTTCTTTTTTACGTCCTCTGGCACAAGTTGCCTATCAGCCACTGAGAACGTAAGCAGGCCCCTTGAAGAGACCTCAGCTATTGGAGGATTCATATTCCATGTGCTTGGACGCATCATAAAAACAGATGCATCGCCGTCAAATGGAACTTCAAAATCATATGCTTCACCCGGAACCATACGAGCCTGTTGATCCCAAACATCGTACGTCTCGTATTGCCGCTCATGATGACTTGCCTCCATGCCGTCTCGATTCAGCGTTGGAACGGTGACACCATACTTTTTGACAAAATAAGCGACCAACGCATCAACCTCTGCCCCCAGCAACCTATCTTCTGGCAGACGGTCTACATCAGCACATGCAGATCGACTCTGCATTTCCATCGCTGCGTGACTGTCATGTGTCGAGAAAAGATAATTTCTTTGATTCCGAGATCCGTACATATGCACCTCAATGGATTGACGCCAGTTTACCCAAACCAATCAATGCATATAGGGATAGCCTCAAACGCCTTTAAAAAGGCTTTAAAAACATGTAGAGCAGATGCCTTAGTACCTCGGTTACTCTCCCCTTGAAGAATGCCGTAGGAAGCGTTTTAGGCAGTTCGGCCTTTTCTCCTCCATTCCTCCCCCGCCCTCTTCGCCGCCTGATCCAGCGCCGCCTTGCGCCCATCCAGCTGCAGCTCACGCTCGGTAAAGGGCTTGGCCCCAGGCGTCATCACCTTCCAGTGCTTCATCCAGGGGATAGAAATACACCCGCAGTGAATGATCTGCTCGACGGGTGCGCTGGGGTCATGCGGGCACTGCATGTTGTCGATGCCGCCGTTGGGGTTGGGTACCTTGAAGGGCTCGCCGGCTGCCACGACCTGGCCGTCGATGATGTCGTGGTTCCAGCGGCTGTGGATCTTGCCGCTGCGCCGCCACTGCTTGCCCAGGTCCGGCACCAGGGGCGCGGCCTGCTGCAGTCGCTCATTGGCGGCCAGGGCAAAGGCACGGCTGACCTCGGTGCGCACAATGGTGGCAGCGCGCCTGGGGGACTCGGCCCCGAGAATCTTCTGCACCGCCTGGATAGCCTGGTATGGCGTCTGCGCGCCAATGGTGGTCTGGCCCAGTTGCTGGCCGATCTTGCGGGCGGCTTCACTGCCTACATCCTTGAGCCGCAGCGAACCAAAGGCCTTCATCTGCTTGAGCACGCCCACATCGAGCTGGGCCAGCTGCAGCTCCACGCGGTGGCCCATGACGGCCAACGGCTTGTCGATAAACTGCTCCCCCAGGGTCCAGGCCTCCTGCATGCGCAGCTCAAACAAGGCTCCGGCCTGGCTGGTCGCTCCGGCCAGCACATCCTCGATCTGACCCAGCAACCGCGAGAGCTGCAGCTGCTGCCAGTCGGCAGGCAGGCCGGCCAGCGTGACCAGGATCTGATCGCGGGCCTCCTTGAGCAGCAGCAGAACCTGGGTTTCTCCCGCCAGCAGCAGCCGCGCACGCTCGCGCAAGCGCCGTGCCAGCTCCGCCTCAAATGCTCTATCGGGCTTTTGACCCGGCTGCTGCTCGCGTCTGGCTTTCTTAGCCATGGCTTTGACCAGATGCCTCAGCCCGCGCCGCTGCCAGGTCTGCGGGCAGATTGGTAAAGACATCGTCCGCGTCTCTTTTGGCCTTGCGCTCGCCCGCCTCCTTGCGCGCGGCCTCCAGCTCGGTCTTGGCGTGAAAGTCCTGGCCAAAGCGCTGGGCCACATCGGCCACGATCTTGAGGGCGGTCTCCTCGGTCATCAGTCCGGCCTCGATCATCTGCACCACCGCCGTCACCAGGGTCTGCATGGCGCTGGCAAATTTGGTGACATCGCGGTTGAGCAGCTCGGGGAAGACCGCGGTCACCTGCCATTGCTCCTCGGACCAGTCGGGCGTCACGCCATGGGCGCGCGCCTGGCACAGCAGCACATGGCGGCCAATCTCCTCCAGCATGATCTTGAGAAAGGACTGGCGCATGCTGTACATCTTGAAGGTGGGCTCGCCCATTTCCGAAGCTGCAGCGCGGTTCACATCCCCGCCGCCGCCAAACCAGTGTTCGGGCATGGTGCTGCCGCCCAGCACATGGTTTCTCAGCAAGCGAGCGCTCTCGCTGGTGTCGGCTGCCTGCAGGCTCGGGGCCTTGGCCTCCAGCGTCACGCTGTCGTTATGCACAAAGGTGCTGTTGGGCGCTGGCGGTACAAAACTCTTTTCATACTCCTTGACCTTGGCCTCGTCCGCCCCCTTCAGCTCCACATCCCAGACAAAGGAGCGCAGGTAGCCGATGCGGTCCAGTTCGTTGAACAGAAACTCGTCATAGGCATCCAGCCAGTCCATCTGGCCCAGCAGATCGGAGCGGCCCCGGCTGCCGTTGGGAAACTTGTTGAGCTGGTAGAGCAGACACTCACCGTCCGTGAATTCCTGGGCGCGAATCCGGCAGGTGTTCTCGCTGAACAGCTGATCGTCCTCACCCAGCACGATCACCCGGTACTTGTACTGCCGCCCCCGGTTGTCGCGCTTGGTGATCACGCCAATGGGCTGCTCCGGGTTGCCGGGGTCATTGACCACGGTGGCAATCTGACGCGGGTCCAGATAGCCCAGCCGCACAAAGCCGTCGCCCTCACGCACATTGGCGATATAGCACTGCTCTCCCAGCAGGCCCAGGGCACGCACCCTGCCCTGCAGCTTCAGCGGCCAGTTATTGATGGGATCGGTCCAGAACTGGTTGAGCAGCGCCTGGTGCTCGTCGTCCTGGCACTGCAGGGAAACGCCCTCGGCCAGCAGATAGGCCAGGGGCAGCTCGGTCAGCCGGTTGGCCAGCAGATTGCTTTGCCACAGGTACTCGGCCAGCTTTTGCATGCGCTCCTGGGCCATGGGTGCCAGATCGCGGTCGTTCATGGCCTCCAGCCCACCACTCAGTCTGCGCCAGCCCTCATCGCTATCGCCCTGCACGCTGGCGGCCTCGCGCATGGGCTGCACGGTGTCGACCGCCGCCGCATCAGCCGCCGCAGGCCCCGAGTGGCTGGGCATCGGGTCAAAGCCAAGCCAGGATTTCAAGCGACTCCATACCTGGGGTTTCATGGGTTTCTCCTGAACATTCGCGCAGCCTGGCGCGCATAGCGCTCACGCGCGCTCTGCATCTGTGGGTGGTTGCCGCCCTGCGTAGCCGCCGCAACGCCGCCCGTCACGGCCAGCATGTAAAGCATCTGGACCATGTCGGGGCCGTCGTCGTGGTCGGCCTTGGGAAAGTGCCGAAACTGGTCTATCAGCGTGGTCTGGCTGCTGTGCACACGGATCAGGCCGTTGTGCATATGCGGCTGCAGGCTTTCAATGCGCAGCAGCTTGTCGGTGATGGGGATCAGGGCACGCGCAGGCACCGGCACGCCTTGCTGGGCACTGCGCTTGACCAGCTCGGTGCGCAGAAACTCCTGGAACTGCACCGACTCGAACCCCCAGACAATGCAGCAGTACTCGCGCTGCATCTCGATGATGTCGCTGATGATGCGGTCGGGCACGCGCTTGCGAATGGCGGCCTCCACCACATCCATGATCCCGGTCTCGCGGTTGTAGCCGCCAATGCCGATGGCGCTGGGGTCGCGGCTGTTGCCGGCCCTGCCCAGGCTCGGGTCGCATGCGCCATAGAACACCCACTCGGCCAGGCGATTGACCCAGAAACGGATGGAGTGGGCAAACGGCGCATCCTCGCCGGCTGTCGGGTCGTTCTGCTGCTCGGAGTCAAAGGCCGCATGCCCTTCACGGGCGCGGCGGATCATGAGCTTGACCAGGGGGCGCAGCGCGGGCCAGGAAACCCGGGCGCCCTTGTCCATCTCGGGCTGCTGCTCTCTATAGAGAGCCATGGCCGCCGCCTCGCCCGCCTGGGGTGTGTCGGCATTGAGCAGCAGGCCCTCGAACTGCTCCCACAGGTCCATGCGCTCGGGCCACTGGATGATGGCTTTAAAGACCTTGCGATTCCACAGCGGGTTCTTGAGAAAACGCGCCAGCACGCTGTCATAGTGCATCACGGTGCCGACCACAATGGCATCCATGGAGTCATCGGGCGGCCCCAGCGACAGCACGCTCCGGGTCACAAAGGCCTGCAGCTTGTCGCGCTGGGCCGGGGTGTTGACGTTCTCGTCGTTCTCGATGTCGTCGCAAATCGCCAGATCCGGGCGGTGCGCGCCATGGCGGCGGCCCCGTATCTTCTTGCTGGAGCCAAAGGCTTCGACCTTGCGGCCACTGGCCGTCACGATCACGCCCGCCCGCCAGACACGGCCCTGGCCGCAGGCTTCGGGAAAATCATTGGCAATGCGCGGGTTCGCTTCCAGCTCGGCCTTGATGGCCTCCAGCATTTCTGCCGCCTGCTCAAAGGCATCCATCACGATGATGGCGTACCACTTGACCCCGGTGACCAGGCACCAGCACACAAAGCTCATGCTGATCTTGGTGGACTTGGCCTCGCCGCGCGGGGCAGCAATCGCATCGCGCTGCCCCGCCGCAGTATTCACTACCTCCGGCAGGCGCTTGTAGAGGTATTGGTGCAACTCGCTGGGCTCGGCCCGGCCATAGTGCGGAAAGTAGTGGCGATCCCAATACTCGTAGCCATTGACCGGGTCGCAGACCTTGCGACGGCGCTCGGCAATGGCTGCCGGGTGGGTGTCCCAGCCGTCCAGATTGGCATCGATCTGCTTGCGCAGGTCGTCGGCCAGCGCTGTCAGCCCGGCCAGAAAGTCCTTGCTGGTTCTGGCCATGGCCTAGCCTCCCTTCGCCAGCTCTTCACCGAACGGCTCCAGCATCTCCACCAGGGCGGCCAGATGCTGCGGAAAGCGCTGCTGGGCAAATGCGGCAAAGCGCTGAATGATGTCCAGCTGCACGGCCTGCCGATTCAGCTCCGGGTTCAGCCGCTTGAAGCTGGACATGGTCTTGTTGAAGCTGTCGCTCATGCTAGCCAGCGTCTCGGCGCGATCGCGCGGCCCCATGTCCTTGGCCTCGCGCAACAGATACATGGTCGCCTGGTGCTGGATCAGATAGTCCTCCAGCAGCCTGGCCGAGAGGTTCTTGAAGTTCTCGTCGCCCAGGGCCACGGCAGCGCGGGCCGTCTCCCAGTCATCGCCCTGCGCGGCGGCTTCCTGCTTCCAGCGGTTGGCCGTGCTGCGCGGCACGCCCAGCTTTTTACAGGCGGCCTCCATGGCCATACGCTGAAACACATAGAGGCCACGCAGCTGGGTTCGTTTTTCCTTGCCGTGTGCCATCAGTTCCCCGGGCCGCCGCCACGAAAATACTGCTTGATGCCCTCCACCACCAGGGCCGTGCCCATGGCCACGGCGCCGCCAGACAGCGCTCCGGCCACTGCGGCCTTCTTCTCCACCTCGCGCAGGCGCTCGTCCAGGCCGCTGTAGTGCTCCTCCATGCGCTGCTCCATGCGATCCATGCGCCGGTTCTGCTGGTCCTGCCCGTCCTTGAGGGACTGCACCAGGCCGTGGATCTGGCCGAGCAGCAGCAGCTCCTGCCTGCGTTCGTAGTTGTCTTCGCTCATGACGTTGAAGAGTGGTTGGCAAACAGGGCAGCCCTGCAGGACGCATAGGCCGCATTGAGGGTCTCGATCTCCGCTATCACTGCTGCAAGGCGCGCAGAATTTGCTGCTGGAAGTAGCCCGTAGGCCTCGCCTGCGTCTGCTGCACCAGCGTCGGCGGCGCCGGCCTGGTGACCTGCGGTGCCACCACCACCTGCCCCACAGGCTGCGGGCTGGGCGACGACGCGCACCCGCACAGGGCGCAACTCAAGCTCGCCAGCAAGGCGAGCGATTTCCTGGACGGCCTGGGCATCGGCTCTCTCCTGCTGTTGGTAGATCTGATCCAGCCTGGCCTGGGCGGCATTGCGCTCGTGCGTCAGGCGCTCCAGCTCGGCCTTAGTCGCACGGTTCTGGGCCGCCACGCCGGCCTGCAGCTGCTGCAGCTCGGTGGTTGCAGCCTCGGCTTGGCGCTTGAAATGCTGCATGCCAAAAGCCTGCGCCAGGCACAGCAGCAATGCCAGCGCCAGCAGCCAGGGGGCAAAGGTTTCACCCAGGCGTTTCATGGCTGCGCCTTCCAGCGGCCCGTGACAAAGTTGTAGTTCGCGCGCAGCAAGGCCACGCCCTGCAAGCAATCAGCGCGCTCCTTCAAACGGCGGTTGTAGAGGCCCTGGACAAAGCGGTACTCCCACTCGCCCTTGGCATTGCGCTTGCCAGTCTTGGTATAGCTCCACACCGGCGTGCCGCTGGGCGCATGGGCCAGCGCATCGCAGGCTTCCTCATATCGCTGTGCATTGAGCAGCCCCATGGCTCGGCTTGCGCAGGTCGAAGGTTCGCCGTTGTTATGGCCATGGCTGGAAAAGGCATCCAGCACGGGCTGAGTCACCGGCACTTTGATGCAGTCCAGCACCCTGGCCTGCCCCTGGGCCAGTACCTGGCTGCCCACGGCCAGACATTGCTCATCAGACCAGTAGTCACCCAGTATCACGGGCACGGGGCTCGCAGTCCTGGTCAGCCCCAGGCAGGCCGTGGGCAGACCTGCCGCCAGCGCATCGGCATAGACCACATTCCTGAATTGCGGCCTGCCATCGCGCCCTGCCGGCCCGTCCTCGTAGCCCGAGATATAGGCGACATAGGCCCCCCCGCCCAGCACCAGCGGGATGCCGAAGCGCAGAACCGTTCTACCAAGGGTGAGAGTGCTTGCCATGCCCTTGACTTTCGGGGGGCAGGCATCAATAAAAAAGGCCAGCGGGTGCTGGCCTGAGACAAGGCAAATTGATATTTACGGTATCACGTGGCGTCAGAAAGCGTCAACGAACTCTAGACCGCTATCGGCCAGGACGAACACTCTCGATAGGCAGATTTGGGTATCCAAAATCAATGAATCTATGGTCTGACCAGCGATGGGGGCATCCTTGCGAGCCCCCTTAACTCATTACGTAGCTACCACACGCTTTAGGAAGATTGACTGGCGTGCCGCGCGTCAGCTGCCGCTTCTTGGTGCTGCATCATTGAACCAGCCATCCGGGTACAGTATTCGGTGGCCAGTTCCTGTTGCGACATATGCTTAAGTCGCTCAATGTCTGGGGCCTGTGCCATGAACTCAAGCAACTTTTCTTTCGAGCTGAGAGAGTAGGTCTCCCACATAAAGTCAAAGCAATCTAAAGCGGTTTTCATCTCAGGGCGTCCAGCATTGCGATCAATGATGCCGAAAAATGTTGCGGGATGCTGAGCGTAGGCCTGCAGCTCCTTATCGGTCAATGGAATCTGAACGATAAATCTCTCCTGAGCCTCAGTGCAGACCACGCACGATGCCGCCTTCGACGACGGCATGACAATGCCGCTTTCCAACGTGGCCTCGATCTGTGCGCCGTCAGACCTCTGAACCTGTATGCATTGGCCTATCTGAAGCCGTGCCTCGGGAGCAGTGCCGAGATAGGCAATGGCCTCGCCGTCGAATGTGGCTGGTATTTTTCTATGCCTCTGCATCGACTCCAGCAGCGCAAAAATAGGCGCATGACGCCGTCTCATCTCCACTTGCTGAAGCAGGGTCTTTAGCCCGGGTTTCAGGTCAGCAATCTGGAAGCCCCACAGCAGCATTCCATACGGTAGATCAACAGCGTCGAGATGATGCTCATCGGGGTCAAACGTGGCTATGACGTAGGCCGGGGGAAGTGTCTTTGCGTTGGGATCGTGCTCGTAGCGGTCGAGCAGGGCCTCGGCCTCAACCAGCGCCACGGGATTGGGCCGATTTCGACCCAACTCCAGCCTGCCATCGTTCGTGTCGATAAAGACGATGCGTTGGTGGTCAGACTGCTTGCTCAATGCGCGGTACATCTGTTTATTGATCTTCATCCGCACTCCCTCACGCCGCTTGGCTTCGACCGCATACGTCAAGCCCGACTCCGTGTGCGTTGCGATGAACTCCACGTGGGTCGTGCGCCGGTCAGTCTCATCCTGAAGCTCCAAAGTGAAGCCTGCCCGCAGCAGTGCAGCGGCGACGCGCACTTCGTACAGGGCCCCTGGAAAGGTCTTAGCGTGCTTGATTCGGTCGATGAGCAGCTTCTGGACATCGACGGAGTGGTTCAGGCCGTAAAGGTCATAGGCAAGGCGCAAGTAGGCACCAACAGCCCCTGTCATTCGCTGAGGAGTACCCGCGCCATGACGCTCTATATGAGCTCTTGAATGCTCATGGCTCCGAACTGCCCAGGCGACGATGCGATGCCGCTCCTCGGGTGACTTGGCGACCTCAGTCATCCACCATTCATTACCCAGGACAATCTTCGGGTAGTCGTTCAGGAAATCATGAAACGTCTGCCATGTCTTTGAAAAATGAACGGTGCTACCGACAGCCACGACTCTATGATCCTGAAAGCCCGTAGAGATGATTGGCTTGCCGAGTCCTTGCTGCTCACGCCGTTGAAATTCCTTAGCTTCGCGGCGGGCAACCATCGTTTGAAGTTCCTGACGCGCGCGTGGGTGGTTGAGCATGGAAAGCGTGTCAAGTATGGCGGTGGCGCCATGACACCTCTTGAATTTTTTACCGCTGCCGCATGGGCATGGTTCGTTACGGCCCGGCTTTTTGCTCATATGCCCAGTTTTCCTGATAGAAGGGGTATCTCGGCACCGGCAAATCACCGGCGTGGCGCACTTGCACGGTCTTGGTGTTCTCTTGTAATTTGGCCACAAAAACCTCTGCTTCGAGATTTCGAGTTCGGCGCTGGTGATGTTGGCTCGGGGTCGTTCTGAGACAGTCGGCTGCCGGCCAATTGCCGACGCTCCAAGATATATGAGTTATAGAGGCTTCGAGAAAAAGGAGTCACCCTATTGCTCGTGAAAAACTGCATGACTATGCCCGCAACACAATATTCCATCGAGAAACACAAACACATGTACGCCAAGTGGTGCGCTGCTGCCGCGTATGGTCGCGGCTTGGCCGGCGGCGGTAACTCCTTGGCTTTCAGGCTGATAGAGGTATGTGGCATAGATCAGGTAACCGGGCCAGAACACATCGGTCAGCACGTCGATGAATGGCAGATGAGCTTTATGAGGAAGATCGGGGCAGAGGCTACGCGCTTGGGCAGGAGCGATTTTTCCTTTGGCCGCGCCCAGAAACTGGTCAACATCTACTTAAAAACGATATTGGTCTGCGGAGGTCATCACCAACACCCAAACGTTGCCTTGCTCCACCCTCCGCTAGACGCCGCGCTGTTCAAAGGGATACGCACTTTCCTGAAGGAGAACGGCAATGCTATGGCTGAGGCGCGTTCAGCATTCATGACCGCGCAAAAGCGTAATCCGCGATGGACTTTGTTTTCTGAGGCTGACTACGTGGCCCACATAGATGTTGTGAAGTTACTGATGACCGGCAAACCGCTCTATCAGGTCGAGGAGCTCTGGGATCTCTGAGTTGGCCAGCGGCTTAGGCTTGCAATGACCAGCTTGGAACTCTCACGAGACGCAGCTTTAGATCGCGAAGAGACTGCCAAATATCTCTCACGAACTAAGCAGATAGCCTAACCGCTGTCCCCGTCGCCACCGCATAAATCATCGACTTGCCGCCGCCAGAAAACTCGTTAAAGGTGAACTGCAAGCCAATCACCGCATCCGCCCCCAAGGCAAATGCTTCAGCTTTCACCTGAGCAATCGCGGCGATGCGCGCATCACGCAGCACCTTCTGTGCCGAGCCATTGCGACCACCCGTTAAATCCACAGCAGCGGCCAGCAAGTCACGCAGGACATTCACCCCATAAACGCATTCGCCTGAAACCACATCGAGGACTTGAGCCACCGCCCGGCCTGGCACGATAGGAGTGGTTGTGACAATCACTCCAGAGGCCGCCTGCGCCAGCAAATCTTGTGGAATCTGATCGCGCGGGATGCCTGAAAAGTCACCCGTATTTCGTGCGCGAAAAATGCGCTCACGTATTGCCCCTGCAGCGTCGTAGCGAGAATAGATCAACCCACATGCTGGGCAGGTATCCAAAGGCTCTCCGGTCGCAGCCAGGTTCACATGGCTGCACTTCGGGCATGTCTGCTCCATCACTCCCCCCTATTTTTGTAGTCCGCCTACTCCAGCGGCGCAAACCCTGAATCATTGGCAGCTCTAGGCTGCCTTGTCTCTTGGGACGATTGGCTTCGCAGCTGCAGAAGCAGCAGCATCAATGATTCTTTTTCCCTCTTCACCCATCTGGTCGTAGTTCTCCAGCAAAAAACGATGACGTGGAGACAACGCAGGCGCATCTGCGGCCTGTTGATTCACTTGACCGGTGAGGACGTAGAGCACGTCAACTCCGGCAGCGGCTAGTGCAGCAAGTTGGAAACCATCTGGTGCAGTCTTTCCCGACTCCCACGAAAACAACGTCTGTTTCGTTGTTTGCGCAATGGCAGCGAACGCAGGCTGACTCATCCCAAGCCGTTCACGCTCTTCACGAAGTCGTTTTCCAATAGGCATAAATACTTTCCCAAATCCATTGCAAAGGAAAGATTTCTTTCCTATCATCCAGCCTAAGAAAGCGCCGAACTCCGTCCGGCGCTGTTCCCCCTAACTACTTAGGCAAAGGATATCAAAGCAATGCATCCTGAAGAGATCAAAGCTGCGATGCGCATAGCAGGAACAACACCCGCCATGCTGTGCGACGAGTTGCAAGTGGCGGCGTCATCCATCTCCCAGACCATCAGCGGCCATATCAAGAGCAAGCGCATTCAGGCGCGCATTGCAGAAATCATCGGCAAGCCCATCGATTTCATCTGGCCCAACCAGCTCGTTCTGCGCCGCACCCGCGCCCAGATCGACTCCCAGCGCCAGACCGTTGCCGCCCGCCAGCAACGCGGCACGGGCGGCAGCCCCACATCCGAGACCCGCACGCCTGGGCGCACGTCCAGCGCCCCTCCGGCTGCAGATGAAGGGAGAGCCGCATGAGCCCCCTCATCGCCTTCGGCGCAGGCCACTGACCTTGGTCTGAGGAGAACACCTATGTGGCTCTCTGCCAAAGAAATCGCGGGACTGCCCTGCTTTGTCATGTCTGAGCGAGCAACGCGTGACAAGCTGACCCGCTTGGGCATTCCAAGTCGCCCACGTCCAGGTCGTCAAGGTGGTGGCGGTATGGAGTACGACTGCTCCGCTCTGCCTGAAGAGACACGTGCCGCCATTACGGCCCACACCATTCAAGGTGCAGGCTCCAAAGCCCTGGCCGTGGTGGACTCCCCGCCAGTGCGCAGCTTCTTACCGCCTGCGCCCCCGGCCAGCAGCGCCATCACCCGCATGCCCAGCCAGGCAGAAAAGGATGTCGCGGATGCCCGTGTGCGGCTGGTCAATCTGGTGCTGGATCTGGTGCCGCTGCATGGCCAGCGCCGCGCCTGCCAGTTGGTGGCGGCACGCATCATCACCGGCGAGGCTGGGGACGAGGCGCAGACCATTGCACGTCAGGCCAACCAGCGCGCACGCGGTGGTGAGGTTAGTGCCCGCTCGCTGGAGCGCTGGGTAGGCATGCATCGCAGCAATGGCTGGTTCGGACTTCTGCCTGCTGCGCCTGCGCCTTCCCCCTCACCGCAGGTCGATGACGATGTGGCTGCGGTACTGGGCCTCTTCCACAGCAAAGACCACCGCTTTCGCAAGCTCAGTGGCGCGGCCAAGCAGGTCACCCGCATGCTGGGGCGCGACTTCGATGAATGGCGCAAGCTCTACCACCGCTCCCGTCGCGTTCTGGGCAAGCTGGGACAGTCTGCCGAGGCCAGCGTGGCGCTGATCAAGTCCCGCCATACCGGCGCTCAACGCGACATCAGGCTGCCGTTTAAACGCCGCGACACCTCCATGCTGGCGTTTGCCGATGTGTTTGTGATCGACGGCCACACCTTTAAAGCCAAGGTTCGCCACCCGGACCATGGTGCCCCGTTCGCGCCAGAGCTGACGGTGGTGCTGGATGCCGCCACGCGTCTGATCGTGGGCTGGTCGGTCAATCTGTCCGAGAACGTGATTGCGGTGGGCGATGCCTTGCGCCACGCAGTCGGCCAATACGGCATCCCAGCCATTCTGTATGGTGACAACGGCGCCGGCGAAACCGCCAAGGCCATGGATTGCCCGATCGACGGCATCTGTGCGCGCCTGGGCATCGATCACCGGCTGGGCCTTCCGGGCAAGCCTCAAGGTCACGGAATCATTGAGCGCAGCTGGCAGACCCATGCCATCAACGCAGCGCGCAGGTTCGGCAGCTTTCAGGGCAGCGATGTGGATGCTGGCAGCTTTCGCAAGGTGGCGGCCATCCTCGCCAAGGAACAGCGCGCCATCAGGCGCTCTGAGCAGACCGGCGAGGTGGTTGCGCTCACGCCAAAGGCTCCGACCTGGCAGCAGTTTGTAGACGGCATCGAGCTGATGGTCCACGAATACAACACGCAGCACCGCCATCGGGGTCTGCCCAAGCGCACAGACGGCAAGCACCTGACGCCGATGGAGGCCTTTGAAGCCTGCTTTGAGCCGGATCAGCAAGAGAAGCCTTCGGAGCTGGAGCTGCGCACCCTGTTCATGCCCAGCGTGATCCGCACCGCCAAGCGCGGTCAGGTGCAGTTCTTCAATCAGTTCTACCAGGCACTCAACCTGATGCGCCGCGATATCGATGGCCGTGAAGTCAGCGTGCGCTACGACATTCACAACCCAAGCTATGTGCTGATTTACACCCTGGGCGGTGAGTTTGTCTGCGAGGCCCAGTGGGATGCCAACCGCATCGATTTCATGCCCAAGCCGGTCGTCCAGAGGGCCCGCGAACAGCGCGTGGCCCAGGCCGTCAAGCGCCGCGAGCTGCAGATCGCAACCGCCCTGCGCGAGCTGGCTCCTGCCTTGGACGTCACCCCTCTGTCCCTGCCGGAGCCCGGCACCGATGACGCAGTCAGGCCTTTCTTCAACGGACCAAGCGATCGCTACGAATGGCTGATGCGCAATCAGGAGCAATGGAGCGAAGCGGACGGCACATGGCTGCGCAACTACACGGCGTCAGACAGCTATGCAGATCTGCGCGACTACTACGAGGGGCGGGGTCTGGGATGGAGCGACGCGGGCAATGCGCCCGGTTTGAAGAGTGCTCTGTGACGGCGGCAACCGTCACAGAGCGTGCCAGAGATTGTTTTGGAAATTCAAGCAGGAGAAATGTACTGTGAAACGAGGCTTTGTCAAAACTGAAAACTTCAAACGCCTGTCCGAAGCACAGAAACAGGTGGAAAAGCGCGGCGCCCGCGAGGCAAGCCTGGTGCTGGTCCAGGGACGCTATGGCATTGGCAAGTCCGAGCTGACCGAACGCTGGGCCGCCGACAGCGGCTGGGTGTTTGTGCGCGCCAAGAGCACCTGGACCAAGCGCGCCATGCTCGATGAGCTGGCCGAGCGCATGGGCCTGGCCAGGACTGGGCGCAATACCGAGGTGCAGTCCCGCATCATCGGCAAGCTGGCGGTCGAGATGGTGCCGGTGATCATCGACGAGGCCGACTTCCTGGTGGGCACCACTGCCAGCCTGCTGGAGCTGATCCGCGACATCACCGACCTGACCGGCACCATCTGCTTTCTGGTCGGCATGGAGCATTTCCCGATGAAGGTGGCGCGCTTCGGACATATCGCCAGCCGCGTGGCCAAGGTGGTGGAGCTGCAGCCGATATCGCTCGCAGACGTCAAGGCAACGGTCGCGGCCAAGGCCGAAGTCGAGATTGCCGACGAGGTACTGCCCGAGATGCTGGCCCAGGCCGAGGGCCGCATGCGGCTGCTGCTCAACGCCATTGCCAACCTTGAGGCCTGGTCAGACGCCAACGGCTGGGCCAAGGTCACGCTGGAGCACATCAAGGGCTTGCCGCTGTGCCCAGAGTTCAACGGCAAGCCACTGGGCCGCAAGGGGGTCAAGCCATGACAACCGCCACAGTCAAGCCATACGGCTGGTTCATGCCTGCCACCTTGATCGCTCTGGGCCGCTATACCGCCCATGCGGTGCAACCGTTTACAGCAGCCGAGCTGCAGAGGATCGTGCCCGAACTGGCTGCAGGCAAGGATGCACGCATGGCCTGCAAGCTGCTGGAGCAGCGCAGGCTGGCCGTCCCCTGCCCCACCCGGCAGTTTGCCTGGGAGCTGACCCCTGCAGGTGTCCAGACCTGTAAAGCGGCTCTGTATGCATCACTGGCCGAGGGCCAGTGCAAGCCCGCGGTGATGCGCCCCAACAAGCTCACGGTGGCCGAGCAGATCTCGGCGCGCCTGTGGAACCTGCTGCGCATCCGCATGGTTCTGACCAGCGTGGACGCAGTGTCGCTGCTGGCCAATGCCGGCGACGACACGGTGTATCTGCAGGCCGTGATCGGTCGCCTGCTCAGAGCCTGGAGCGAGGCCTGCCCCGACGCCGTGAAGGTCAGCAAGAAGCGGGTCAACGGTGCATTGCGCTATGTGCTCACCCGCGACATCGGCCCCCAAGCGCCTGAGCTGGCCAAGGCCAGGAAGGAGATTGCATGAAGCCCGCCTACATGAAAGAGCCCTGGTTTGTGCTCCTGCAGGAGCGGGCCCAGCGGCCAGAGTCCGTGCGGGCCCAGATTGCGCGCCAGCTCGGTATCAGCGCGCCAGCTTTGAGCCAGGTGCTCAATGCGAGTGGTTGCTACGGAAACGGCAAAGCCAAGACCGACCGCATTGCGCTGAAGGTGATCCACACCTTTGGTCGCTATACCTGCCCGCATCTCACGGCAGAGGCCGGTGGCAACGAGCAGGTCATCACTGCCGAGCAATGCCGTGCCTATGCCCACCGTAAAGCCCCGACCGCCAGCCCCCGCGACATGCAGCACTGGCAAGCCTGCCTTCAATGCAGCCGCCGCGAGGCCAGCGCACCACCCGTGCCGCGCGCACTGCAGCCCAAAAGCCGCCGCAAGCTCATCCCGATTACCCAAGCCCCGGAGGTCAGCCATGCATCACCTCGTTAAAGACGGCTGCCTGCCTCTGGTGATCGGCTTGGCGCTGCCCATGACCGAGGCCGACTACCGCCGTCCGCCCCTGGGCTGGATCAAGCGCCGCGCCAGGCGGCTGATGCGCGCTTACCGCATCGAGCGCCGCTATGCCATCGCCTGCGCCGCTGACGACTACGCCGACTTCACTCATATGCACCGCGAACGCCTGTCTCAACTGCTCAAAGGAGAACTCCGACATGCCTAAGACCACTCGGACCCAACCGCGCCCCCTGCCCGCCTGGACCATCGAGCACGCCGGCACAGCAGCGATGTCCCGCCGGGCAAAGCTGGCCCTGACGCTTTTGATCTTTGTGCTGTTCATGGCCCTGGGCTTCCTGGTTGCAGCCGTTACCGGCTACGTGGAAATGCGCTCCGTACTTTTTTGACTTCGCCCATCACCACCGAAAGAAGGCACCGTATGAATCAGCAAATCTCTCTTACCAAGGTCCCGGCAGGCTATTGGGAAAACGCCAAGGGCGACCTGGTCCCTGAAAGCAAGGTCTGCGACATCGACAAGCTGCGCGACCAACTGGTGCGCGACCTCTGCACCCAGGCCCAGGCCAGGAGCAAGGATCTGGCCAAGTTCAAGCTGGACTCCATGGGCGATGTCACGGCCTTTGTGGAAACCAGCGTGGAGCAATACGGGGTCAAGGTGCGCGGCACCAAGGGCAACTTCACGCTCACGACGTTTGACGGCAAGTTGAAGGTGGTGCGCCAGATGCAGGACCAGATCACCTTTGGCGAGCAGCTGCAGGCGGCCAAGTCCCTGATCGACCAGTGCGTGACGCGCTGGGCCGAGGGAGCCAACGACAACATCAAAGTCCTCGTTACCGATGCCTTCCAGGTCGACAAGCAAGGCCTGATCAACACGGGGCGCGTGCTGGGCCTGCGCCGCCTGGACATCAAGGACGAAGACTGGCAGACGGCCATGAAAGCCATCTCGGACAGCATCCAGGTCGCCAGCACCAAGCCCTATATACGCTTCTACAAGCGCAATGAAACCACCGGCGCCTATGACGCCATCAACCTGGATCTGGCGGCTGTATGACCGCCCGCCTTGTGGTGCACGCCTCGCCCATGGCCGCAAACGACCAGCGCCGCCGTGAGCTGGGCCACATTCACCAAGGCCGCACCGCCCTGGGATGGACGGAGGATGACTACCGCTTCCACCTGATTGCAATCACGGGTGTCGCCAGCTCCGCAGAGCTTGACGCCGCAGGCCGCGCCAAGCTGCTGGCTCACATGGCCAGGTTGGACTTCCAGCCCAAGTCCCGCAACTTCAAGCCCTTTGGTCAGCCCGAGAAGATCAAGTGGCTCTGGAAAAAGCTCGATGAAGCAGGCGGCCTGCGTAACGACAGCCCCGCCGCCCTGCTGGCCTTCGTGGGCCGAACCACAGGCACAACGGTGTCGGATCTGAAGTTTCTGCCAACCGCCCAGGCCAGCAAGGTCATCGAGGCGCTGAAGTCCATGCTGGACCGCGCCAAACGTCAGGCGGCATTGAAATGACCCAGGCATTCCCCATCCCCATCGACCTGCTGCCGCCACTGCTGCAAGAGTTTGAGCGCCTGGTCGGCCTGCAGGCCACCATGGCTCTGGTGCGCAGATGGGGTGGGCTGCGGGTCTACCTCCCCACCCCAGAGCGCGTTACCGAAGAGCACCCCTATGCCGCAGTGATTGGCGTCGACGCGCTTTTAAAGCTGGCAAAGGAGTATGGGGGGCTGCCTCATTTTCAGCTGCCAAAAGCGGAAAGGGCGCTCCAGGCCGTGCGCAATGCGCGGATCGCGGCGGAGTACGCAACATGCAAGACCGCTCGGGAGATCGCCGCCGAATATGGTCTTACTGAGGGGCAAGTCGTTCGCATTGTGGCCAGTATGGGAGTGATAGCCCCGCTCGACCGGAGGCAGCGAGCACTCTTTTAA